AGCTTCTTTGTATATTCCTATGCAGTTTTCTTGATTGTTTAAGGATCCGAATATATCCCCGTCTTTCGGCTCATACTTCGCTTCAAATGTTGCTATCAACTTGTTTTCAATCTGCTCAACCGTTACGGTCGTGCATCCATCGGGAATAGTGAATGATTGTTTCATAGATTTAATTTTTATTGGTTTAGGACAAATGTACAGCTTAATAATTGTAATGCAATACATTTTATCGATTATTTTGAAATTATTTTTATAGGCCAAAATGCCTAAATATTTCCTCCTTTGTAGCGTACCCCCTGACAATTTCCACAATGTGCGAAAACCCTGCTCGGTATTCGTCAGAGCCATCGTCAAAAAGTCGATGACACATATCATGCCCCTTCCAAACGTTCTGAACCTCGGTGTAGTATTGGCCGTAGATTCCTTTCGGGAATATGTGGCAAAGGGCTACATACGGCCTGCATGAAGTTTGGCAGAAAATACAAATGTTTGGCTTCTCTGCCTTAATCGCTGCAAGTGTTCGGACTCGCTGGGCTTGCTTGGTTGATAGCTTTTTCATTTAGAGAGATATGTGCTTGATTTATAACTGCCTTGGTGTATATTTTTAAAAACTCCTTTTTGTATGCTTCTGCGGCGGATTCTTCATTAAAAAAGTACCCCAACTCCTTTGCTTTCCAGTTAATTTTTATCGTTGCACGCCATTGTTTCCTAGACTTATACCAATAAATGCCAACATGAGTTGAAGACATTCCATTTCTATCCTTTCTAACCCCATACGTTAAATTAAATCTATTCGTTACGATTCTAAGATTTTCATATCTATTATCGTATTTAATCCCGTTTATATGATCAACAACCATTTTCTCTCCTTCAACAAATAGGTGAATATTGAATGTATATGCCACAATCCTATGCACTCTAATAAAGTGCTGAATACGATTTTTGCTTAGTTTACATATTTTATATCCATCCTTGTCTGAACATTGTTTAATTAATTTTTCCGAGCAATACCCAATCCTTTTAACCCTCTTCAAATTACCAATATTGCTAACTTGATAAAGTCCTTCGTAACCAAAAGCGTCTTTCCAAATTTCTATTTCCATAATAATAAAATTAAAAAGCTAAAACCTATAAATCGAAGTGAACGGTCTGCGAAAACAGTGCTCCGAAATATAGGCTTTAGCCTTATGTTTTAATAATATGATTCATATAGATGTCCATTAAACTGTTTTCGCATTACAAATATACAGGTTTTTTCAATAGAATACTACTAAATGCAATTTTTTCTCAGCTCGGCTAATAGTTTTTCTATTTCTGATTGTTGTTTCATTATGTAAAGTATTTATCGCATTTAAAATATTTCCTTGGCGTGAAGTCTAAAAAGTCGCAAGTCTTTAAACATTCTTTTTTGTTTGCCCATCGTGCCAAATCTTTTTGGTATTGATTAGGTTTCACCTTATTCTCAAAATCCCTATAAGGCATTACAAACGGCATAACTCCCAAATCCTTACAAGTCCTTATTCTGTACAAATCCTGTTCCCGTGTTGAGTTGAAACCTACAAGAATGTAACAGGTAATTTTATACGGCTTAATGTACTTGACAACTTCTTTTAGTTTGTCGGTTAAGTCAAATTCAGGCATATCCCAAGCAATATGAATGTTTCGCTTTAGCTTTAGTTTATTCAGGTAAAAAGCCTGTTCTTCATTCATTATGCGAATATCAACACCGTGTAAATTGATAGGCTGTTTTGTTGATAACAACCATTCGATTGATTCTTCATAAAGTGGATTAGCAAAGAAATTATTATCTAAAACCTCAATCCATTTGCCATTCGGATTTAATACCATTGGTTCAACCCTTTGTATTTTTCCCTCTTTTTCATTTACAAGGCAAAAAGGACATTTTCTAATACAGCCTCTTGAAAAGAACTGAACCGAAAACGGATAGCCATAAATTGAATAGTCGGGATTACATTGTTCTATTTCGGCAGGCAATTTCTTTTTGATGTCGTAGCCTGTACCGCCCTTGATTATTTCACCGTAGTTTGCAAAACCCAATTCAAATTCTTTCGAGAATGTGAATATTTTGCTCATATAAGTTCGATCATAGTTTCCCATATTTGCCCATTCAACTACATCACCTTTCGCTTTATGGAAAGCTGATATTTTCATTAAGGCGATATTCGGGTATCCATGCCCATCAACATCAATAAGTCCAATTTTCATTCTGTCGGTTCGTTAATTACATCCTTCATACTAAATTTATCCCGCCCGAAAACATACGTTCCGATTCCGTCAATTTTTACCAAAATGTGGTCGTGGTCGCTGTCGATAATTTTCATCGTGGTGGCGTTGTAGGGGAGGGTTAGGCCGTTGGGGTTCTGGGGTAGGGGTTGATTATTCATAATGTAGATGATAATATGAACCCCCTATTTATTAATTCCTGAGCAATCTCGTCCGTTATGTCGGTTACCAGTTCCGCTTTGTATTCCTTTTCAGAAACCCTTGTGTTTTTGTACAGCGAATAACCGATTATGTTATTGCCGATATGGGTAAAGCAAATGTCCTTCTTACTAAAATCCCACATATTATTCACTGACATTTGAAGCCATTCTATTGGCTCGTCCTCAAATCGGACATATTGTGTGCTACCGTAGATTTTCATTTTGTTCTTTATTTTAGTTTTGTTTCGGGTTGAAAATTAAAAAGGCATCAGGCTATCTTCGTCTTTTTTCGGTTCGCTATAACTCCGATTTTCAAAGGTGGACTCTTCGTATTGCCTTGTATTTATGTCGTATAGTTTGGTTAAAGAGTCATTGTGTTGTGCATAAAGCATTCCGGTTGATCCATTACGAAACTTTGCAAAGATCAACTCCATCCCGTTTTTTAGCGTATTGTCGTTTGAGTCCTTGCATTCCATTCCGTATTTTTCAGGTCTATTGATGAATACCACAATATCGGCATCCTGTTCAATTGCACCCGATTCCCGAAGGTCTTGAAGCATTGGACGCTTGTCAGACCTATCCTCGCATTTACGGTTTAGTTGGCTAAGAAGTATCACGGGTATGTCCAACTCTTTAGCAATAGCCTTGCACCCTCTTGATATGGATGATATTTCCTGCTCACGGTTTCCGCCTTGATCTTTTGTTCCTGACATTAATTGTAGGTAGTCGATTATTACCATTTCACATTTCCCTTGTTTATGCAATAGCCTGCAACGGCTACGGACGTATCCTATTGAAACGGATGGTTTATCGTCTATGTAAATTGGCAACGATGAAAGCATATCTACGGATTTCTGTAAAGCGTATTGCTGTTCCGGCTGAATAATTCCAGCCTTAAAAGCGTCCGACAAGATACCCGAATTACCAACTATCAATTTATCAGTCAGTTGCCTACGGCCCATTTCCAAAGAAAAAACAGCTACCGGGGTATCGGTTTCGGCTGCTGCCTGTGCGAATGTTAGAACAATAGACGTTTTACCCATACCAGGACGGCCTGCAATTACAATCAAATCCTGTTTTTGCCAACCGCCCGTATGTTTATTCAAATCAGCAAGCCCTGTAGGTATTCCTGGCATCAACCCTTTTTCCCTGTTATCAATCCTACGGTTCAATTCTGTAATTGATTCCGTTACCGCCAAACTGATATGTTCCGACATTTCAGATCCTACCAAACTTTCCTGCAATAGACTTGCTTTTTCACCAATAGAAAAAAGTATATCGGCCACATCCTCGTTTTCCTGCATTTTAAGCGTTGATTCATGTATAAGGCCAACAACGCCCCTTTCTATGGCTTTCTCCTTCACCATTAGCGTGTGAGGCAGTATGTCGAACGAATAAGAGTTGCACACTTCAACCATTACCGATAAATCCACTTCCATGCCTTGTTTTTTCATCCGCTCGGAAACGGTAAGCATATCAATCTTTTTGCTTTCAGAATCCAATAGCTGAACGACTGAATAAATATTTGCATAGTACGGATCGTAAAACATATCCGATGTAAGTCCATCGCAAATATTCATTATCGCATTTGGAACGGTAAGCAGTGAACCGATTACAACACGCTCGGCATTCTCATTTGTCCGTATTAAATCGGATAGGTTCATAGTTTGCGGTTGGTTCAGTTTTTTCATTTGATTTCGGTTTATAAACTTTATTCTGTGATTGATTCAATAGGTTTGCGAATGTAGTGTCCCAATCAGGGTTTTTTAGGTCTTTTTTAGACTTCTTGTTTTTCCATCCTTTTTCAGTTGCCCAATATTCTTTGCATGATTTTTCAATAGAAAGTATTATATCAACATTGGGATGATATTTTTCCTTTTCTATAATCCATTCCGTATTTTTTTTAATTGAAAGAAACGCTTTGCCTAATCCTTGCTTGTAAATTTCAAAATCATCCCTCCATGTTTTTACAACATCGGCATCGTTTGTTGTTATAGGTTGTATTGTTTCTTTGTTTATATCTTGTTTTAATATACCCCCTTTGCTTTCTCCAGTGCTTTCCCCTATGCTTTCGGTTTGCTTTCTCCCATGCATTCGACTTGCTTTCTCCAGTGCTTTCCCGTTTTTCGGTACGGCATTACTGATTGATATTATGTTTGCAGAATACTGATTTGTTGATTTTTGTATCAAAATTAAAAAACCCCATTCTATCAAGTCATTCAAATATCGTATGTAAGTTTCATGTTTTTTTATTCCAATGGCATCCATTACCATTTGAGTAGGAAACCCAAACTTTGACTTCCACCCCAATCTATTACAATGTTCTATTGCAAAGAAAAAAATAGCGGAATGACTTGGACTAATTTTTTCAGGGTTCTCGAAACACCAGTCGAAGAAGTTTCGGCTTAGTTCGTATCCGGTTATTTCCTTTTTTTCCATCGGTTAAAAGGATTTCATTTTTTTAAGCAACACCTCTAATTCGTCATGAAGCGCACGAACGTCTATATATTGTAACAGTAGGGTTTTGCTCTCCTTCTCATTTATATTAATAACGTTTAGATAAGCCTCGGTTGGGTCACTGCTTAAAAATATTTGAAAGACGGTAAAACCATCACTAATAACTAAATTTTTCGTATTCATAATATCTTATTTTTTAGTTTCCACGCATTAAACTGGCACACAACCGACACAAACAACAAAGGCAGCGGGAATGTAACCTTTAAATCCTCCGTGAACCGTAGTGCATCCGAGTAGTTTAAATCACGCGCAACTGTTTTATAATCACCCTGATTCTCTGTGGTAATACACTGATAACGAAACTCACTTAGTGATTCGCTAAATTCTAGGTTTATACTAAGTTCCATTCTTTTTTGTTATTAATTGTTTCTACTGCTTTTAAGTATGCGGAGTATGCGTCTGTTTCGATTTTATAAAGACCTAAGAATTTAGTTTTACCGCTAACGCCTATTGTAGAACGCCATTTATTTGCCTTTTTATCCCAACATACTCCAGTATATTGAGATGTTTGACCATTTTTTTTCCTTTTTCCAAAAGAGCAATTAAACCTATGTGTTACTATTCGTAAATTTTCCGGCCTATTGTCTGCCTTATCTCCATTTATATGATCTACCACGAAACGACTTATACATGGAGTAAACCCTAAAAAGGCACGAGATACAAGAACGTGTATAAGAAATAGCCTTTTTAGTCCGTTAATGGACAGAACAACACACGGATACCCATTGCTACCGATTGCACTTTTTAAAATTCGACCTATTGACATATAACCAGCATTCTTGCGAACGTTGCGGGATAAAGATTTTACCCTTCCAAGACTACTAACCTCGTATGCTCCTTCATATTCGGGTATTGCTTTCCAAATTTCATTTTCCATATTACATTAATTTTGTAAAGTTTTAAGCCGCAAAAAGTTAGGCCTCTTTCAACCGAAAAAATGATTTGTTGAGCATTTTCTTTTGCTCTACCCTGCCGTCCTTGGCCATGTTGTAAACGGTTTTTTCTGACTTAATATCCCCCAATTCGCAAAACTTTGCTATTGAGTAGAATTTCTTGTCATTGATTGTTATTACTTCCATGCTGTAATTTTGGTTCAAAAATGAATCCGAATAAATCGGACACACAAATATACATACTATTTTTCAATTTGATACTCGAAATGCAAAATAAATTAAAATCCCACCCGTTCCACACAACCCCCCGGTTATTTCGGATTGCGGATGGGATTCGGACAACGCTTTGCCCTATTTATTTAGTTTAGCGTTAATTTCAAATTGCAATTGTGCAAGTGATAATAGTTGAGGCACGTCCTTATTCCAAACAAGGGTGTCCATCCGTTCAATCCCTTTCTGCGCTGAACGCTTACAGCAATTAAACAGGCTTCCAAGATATTTGTAGCTGGTCTGTTTGAAAAACCTTTTACGTGCAATTGTCCAGATAACGGCTCTACATTCTGGCAGCGGTGCTTTTCTGCTTTTCGATTGAAGTTGGTCGTAGGTGCATCCGTAGGATTGGCAGACGGTTTCGATGATTACGGCAATTTGCGGGGTTAATTGGTCGTGACTTTGTTTCATAGCGTTTCAATGTATTTGTTTACCGATACTTTTGACCTGTCAATTGCCTCTGCTAATTCAGAACGCAAAACGTTTAGAATGGTTTGGCATACATTTTCAGCTTGCAAAAGTTTCGGACTTGTGGCACTTCCGTACTGCATCGGTATCTTTTTAATTTCACGTTCAATATCTTCAAGTATTGTTTTATTGAAAGCCCTAATAAAGTCAAGGTTTAATATTTGCTCGTTAGTCATTGTATTAGTTGTTTTAAGTTTCTAAAATTTCAATGTTCAATATTCGTTTCATTAACCGCTTTTTTTGCAGGTAGGTTGCAGTCTTAAACCCCTTGCAATCCTCTATGATAAGTTGCCTATCCCGAATATAGGTAAAATCGGCAATGTAAATCATAGACCTTCGGGCACAAATGTGCTTGCCGTTAAATCCTTGCACGTATTGACTCGGTATAAGCTCGAATTTGACCTGTTCTTGTAAATCCGATATAATCCCTGCCTTTTGCATTAACTGAAGCGTGGTGGCTCTCTGTGACTCTTTACGGCTGTCGTATCCGTTCACCTTCGTGTTGTTGTACTTCGATTTCTTAATCATAGGCTGCATACTGCGAAACTCTTTGATGTTCATAGCTTGCCCCATTTATCCCAAATCTGCAATAATACTTCTTTGCTTGGTTTGCCTTTAATCAGCACAGCATCGGAATAGGCAATAAGGTCTGCCACTTCGTCAATCATGTTGCTAACACGCCTAAACCTTGCATGAAGCATCTTGTAGCGTTCGGTTGCGTACCGTGCCATTTCTTGTACTTCGGGGGCATTCAGTAATTCGGGATTTGTGGCAAATATCATTTCTAGGTTTTTGCCGTATTCTTGTTTCTTAGCCATTTCAAAAGTTTATTAGTTATCTGATATATGAATTATAAAACTCATTAAAACTTGCATCCTCAGCCGTTGGTAAAATAATTCCAAGTTCAGCCGACACGTAAGTCCTTGTTATTGTTTCTTGTAATTTCAAAAGTATATCCATTTGTATCCATTTTTCTGCCATTTCTGATATGTTGCCAAAGTTTGTTTCTGTCAAATCCAAACCTAACGGCTGCATATTTTATACTTAAAAATTCCTCATTAGTCTCAACACATTTGACATGAATAAAATCAACCCTGTTTTTATTTCCATGATAAATATTTTCATTGGATTTTTTTGTTTTTGCCTTGTGTTCTTCGGTTTGTTTTATCCCTTTAAATCTCTCCGAACACGAAACCCTAAGCATTTGTCTCCTTTCGGCTGTAAATTCTTGCTTTGGTATCAACCCGTTATCCCATGCGTGCTGCATATTCTCAGACTTTGTACACCATTCAATATTTGAAACAAAATTATGCTTTTTGTTCCCGTCAATATGATTAACATCTGGTTTACAAAGTGGGTTATCAATAAAAGCAAGTGCCACGAGCCTATGAATAGTACATTTTTTAGTTGTGTTATGACTACATAGCGATATCATAAGATACCCATTCCTGTGTGGTGTGGGTCTTAATATAACACCTTTTGAGTTTTTAATCCTGCCATTCGTTGAAACAGCATAATGTTCGTGTCCGATAATTGATTTCCAAATTTCTGTTTCCATACTTTTAAATATTAATCGGCATTAACCAACAAAGTGAGGCGGTCAGAGTTACGAAGTCTTACCTCAAATTGCCGACTAATGCCGAAATATTATAAATAGTGGATTTTCTCATCATGACCTTTTAGAACTTCGTACTGCAAATATACAAAATATTTTCAATTTTACACTATTGTTTTGTTCTTAGTTTTCCAGTTTACGTCAGGATCAGGAATTTCCAAATCCAATTTATCAATACACCATTCACGGATTTTATTGCAGTATGCCATTTCGTCAACGGTTTTAAATTGGCTTTTAGACATCGGTAGTTTAATCGAGCATCCAAGCTCAAAGTCCAGAACGTCCGTATTTGCCCATTTCCATTTGCACCACATATCAACATCATCGACCGTTTTAAATGCGTCCATTCCTGTTTGTTGCAGTGCCTCGAGCATCAAAGGATAAACAACGCTGTAAAGATAGCCGAATTGCTTTGTAGAGGCCTTACGGTGGCATTTCTCAACGGGTAGTTTATAATGTCCTTCGGGTAGTTGGTTCAGCGATAAACGGAACAAATCGGGATTATGGATTACAAAGGGTTTTCCGTCCTCTTTTGTTCCGTAGGCGGTTGGTAGGTTCATTAGAATGGTAGTATTGTTTTGTAAAACCTGAACGGATGGAACGATATTTCAATTTCAGTTACACCATATTTGCATGGATACTGCAATAAAGTGTGCCACGAATAACACTTCAATTCAACCTTTAAGATTGAAATAGTGAATATGTGAATGAATTTGCTCATTCTGTCGATTTTATTACGTCCAATTTTTGGTAAATGCTATTTTCTTTGTTCTTTAGTCCGTAGTTCAGCAACCCATCAGACCTTAATTGTCGCAAGGCTCTGAATATTGTACCGTCAGGACACATCGGACGGAATAATTTCAGCCGTACATCAATTACGAAAATTACACCGTGCCATATTTTAGGCTGTTCGTTGTACGCAAGCAAAACGGCTTGTTCAACTGATAATTCGGATTTCGGCAGAAATCTGCCTTTTTCATCTCTATTCATGGCTATTTGATTATTTCGGCATCCTGTATGCCATCTTCATCAAATTTATCCTGTTTGGATTCTGTGGCT